ATCAACGCCTACCTCGACGCCAAACGACCGGTCAAATGGGCGTGGCTGGTGACGGATATTCTAAATCAGCATCCATTACCGCTTATCCCTGATCATGACTTTAACGTCATATGTCGGCGTGTCGCTGTCGGTGAATGCGCGCGCGAGGTGCTCCGCGATCTGAAACTGGCCGCCGACGATCCGGTGAAGGTCGCCGGGGCCGGTACGCTTCCCGGCTTCGAGCATCTCAATCGAGGCTATCCGGTCGAGCGCGACGATGAAGTCGTCATCGTTCCGATCGACCAAATGACACGCGCGGAACGGGTGGAGCGGGCACGGCAATATCGCAAGATGGCGCGCGGCTGCATCGCTCACGCTCGGGAACTTGAACGCTACGAACCGCCAGCGACGGCGGCATCGGCTTAACTAGGGGAGTGACACATGGCAGCATCGATGATTGACACCGCGTTGCGTTCCTACGCCGAGCGGGTCATGCGACTCGACATCGAGAAAAAGGAGCTCAACGACACCCGCCGCTTGGTGTTTGCGGAGGCCAAAGAGGCTGGCTTCGACGTCACGATCCTGCGCGAGATCGTCCGCGAAATGGCGATGGAGCCGGAAGCCCGCGCCGCGCGCTATGACCGCCTGGACGAGTACCGTCACGCGGTTGGCATTCTCGCCGATACGCCGCTGGGCCGCGCCAGCGAGCCCGCGGTCGAGCGACCGAAACCGTTCGCCAAACAGCCGGTGCGTGGCCGCGGACGACCGCGCAAAACGAGCTCGGTCGACGAGGCGATCGACAAGGCCCGCGCGCATCTCAATCCCGACAAGGCCTTGTGGGACGACAGCCCGGCGATGCCGCATTGAGGACGATGTGACGGCGTTTCGACTCACTGCACCGGACCCAAGCGAGCGTGACATTCACGAGGCGTGCGCCGACGCGCTCGACGCATTGTTATTGCCGCCCAGTTTTTGGTTCACGTACCCCGCTGGGGCATCCGTTTTGTCACCGCAACAGCAAGCGCGTCACTCACGGATCGGATTGAAGCGGGGGCTGCCGGACATCTGGGTGTTGTACCGCGGGGTGTGGCTGATCGAATTGAAGCGCCGCGGTGGCACCTTGTCGAAAACCAAGATCGTGCGGACCCGCCGCGGATCGCCGCGTGTGCTCGTTGGTCAAGAGGAAGTGTTTCCGCAATTGTGCGCCACCGGGGCGGTGCGCGATATCGCGGTTTGTTATTCCGTCGACGAGGTCCTCGACCAACTGGAGCGATGGCATATCCCGCTGCGCGGGAGGATCGCCGCATGACCATTGAGACCCCCGCCGAAAGAGCGATCCGCCGGATCGTCGCGTTGGGCTATGGGCTCGATTTTGCCGATATCGTTGTCGGTTTCGTGCTTGAGGAATTGCACGAGGTCGATCGCGGCATGCTCGACGCCGGGCTTGAGGATCTCAACCTCGCGATGGGCAAGCCGCCCGACCGGGACCACGGTGCCACCTATCGGCGCGAGCTCGCCCGCACGATCTGGCACTCCATGCTCGACCGGGCGCGATGACCGAGCCGTCCGCGTTCTACAAGCAGCATGTCGCGCTCGACGCGCCGCAGATCGACAGCCGCGCGTTCCGCCCGTTCTGGCGCGTGCGGACCGGTCTCGATGCGCTGCTGCTCGATGGCGCGATCTCCTACATCGAGTGGCGCGCGGCGCGCCTCTTCCGGGCTCTGTGCGAAAGGGTCCTTTCGAACACCTGGCGGACGCAATCTTTCGACAGGACCGCGCACAGCGAGTTCGCCGACGCGCTCGCCATCACCCGCCGCGCCGACGCCATCGGCGACTTGCGCCGCATTCGCCTCGCGGTCGGACCCGTCGTCTTCGCCTTGCTCGAGGCCCATGTGGTCAACGATGAGCCCTGGACCCGCATCGCCCGCCGGTTCGACGTGCATCGCAAGACGGTGCGCGCCTGGACGATCGCCGCAATCAAGATGCTCGCCACCGTCATCTTCACCTGAAGGGGGGACCACGCCATGCCCGCCAATCCGGTTTTGCAGCCGCGGCCCGGCTTTGATTGGAACAAGATCAATTGGGGCGCGCCCGACGAACGACGCACCGATCGATGCTCCTACTGCGGCGACTCGTTCCCTGACGATTTCGACAGCGATTTTATTCCGCTCATTATGTGGAACCGCCAGGGCTGGTGCGCCGAGTTCTGCGACCATTGTCAGGCGGCGTGGTGGGGCATCCAGACGTTCCCGGAGCCGCCCGATGAATGTTGAGGCGATGAACGACCACAACGATCCGCGCTGGCTGATCGTCAGCTATGCGCCGCCGCTCGCGGGCCGCGGGACCGAGCCTGGTTGGTATGTGATCCGCATTTGTCCGTGCCATCTCGGTGAGAGGGTCACCGTCCCTTACACCAACAAGGAATGGGCCGAGGACGTGCGCGAGTGCATCCTCGAGGTGGGGCGCGACGCGGGGACGACGCCATGAGGCCGGCTTACTTCATCGTCACGCGCAACGTGCTCGGTGCAGAGGTGCCCGCGATCTATTGGGAAGAATTGCCGCGCCAGCCGATCCGCCACCTCGTCTACATCCAGCGCCTCGACCTGTTTCCCAATGGCGAAGACTTGTGCCGGGCGAGCCTCGGCCAGCTATTCGACGTCTATCAAATGTTGAAACGCCGCGGAAAACTGCCGCCGCGTTGGGAGCCGCCGAAACCGAAGAAGGCCCAGGACGGCGAAACGCCGCGCTTGTAACGGGGGGACCGTCGTAGGGCGCGGCGTCTCTTGGAATCAGGGGAACTGCTTCCGACCGGGCTTATAGCCCAATCGGACCGGGAACAAAAGGGCTACTTAAACGACTTCACCGGAGGTCCTCCGGTTTGATAATCCGGCCAGTTCGGTATTCGGGCGCAGATGGGACCATGAATTTAGGGAAGGCTAGCTTTCGTGTAGGCCGTAACCCTACCATTTATCAACGTAGCGTTGGCTAATGGATAGGCCAACACCTCGATTTCGCCAGCCGCCGAGTGCGCATGAGAATCGGCAATAGGCGGTCCCCCCATAGCCTCTATCTCGCATTTGTTCATTCCGTACTGAATATCTCCCGCATCTATCGCCGCCCAATGTTTGGGGTCGACGGCGGAGCGTCGCTCAAGCTCTGCTCGTACTTCTGCAGATCGTCCCCTGAGGGCGGCGCGTTCCGATTGGTAATACTGACAGAGCCGGTCGGTTGGCATGGACGCCAGATCGCCATTACCTATCGGGTCACAAGCCGATAGGTTCGCTACGATGACGATGACGATGACGGCTGCCGAGCGCCAGATGTCGAGGTCGGAGATCACTTGGCAGACTGGATTAATGCAAGCAGGGGCAATGTTTCGTTAGAATCATCATTCGCGGGTACGCTAGTCGTATCACTTGCTTTCAATAGCTCTCTTAACCATTTATCTGTTTTTCGTGGGTGCGCCTTGTCGAGCATCTGCATGAAGTCTTTCCAATTTTCAGAAACTCTCATAAGAGTAATTACAGCATACAGATGCTGGGCTAAAGCAGGATGCCCAACGTCTTCTGAGAACAATTGATGCAGCTTTCCTTTACGGCGTCCGCTCTCAGTTCTAGGCATTCTGCTTTCTAGTTCTTCCATGATATCGGGAAGCAATCTGCTGTAAACTATGTCTACTGTATAATAGGCAACCACTTGTGGACGGTTGACCTTCATCCCCTTCCAGTCCCACCCGCGCAGCCGAAAGATTTCTTTAAAACGCCTCGGCAAAGGGGCGTCTTTGCGCTGGAAACTTCCAGACTAAACGCCCGCCATTAAGCCGAGATGCCCTGTCCGATAGATGCCGGCCTAGCCGCATGCTTATTAAGCGTTCTCACGGTCGACCGGATGAATGCCAGCGTATTGCTAAAATCCGCCACTTCATCCTCGTTGAGCCCCGCACTTTGAGCACGTTGTTGTGTGGCATTAAACATCTGGTTCAACACAGAACGCGCGATCTCTGCGGCTTCAGGCGGAAAGCCTCCGGCGCCGTCTTCATACGGATCGGCGGGGCCGCGCCGAACTTCAGGGTGTTCGCGCCCGAAGGCGCGCCATACTTCGCGCTGATGGTCATTCCCATAAGCGTTCACGGCGCGGTCGATTAGCCGTCGTGCTTTGAGAGTGAGGATCAGCATGGGTAGTCTCCGGCCGTTAAGGCAGTTTGGAGAACTTGACGTTGACATCTCTCAGCGCCGCAATGAACTCCGAGCCGGGCATGTCCCTAGCTGGCGTCCAATTCCAATGATCCGAATCCGGGTCATCCGGCCACAGCAGCAGCCGCGCATCGTCGTAATCCGAATTGGCCGGTAATTCCCACGTTGGGCCATTTAAGCCCGCAAGTGCCGCAACATTGTCGTAGCAAGAGACGCCAGCGGTGTTGCTCACCCGGACGCCAATCTCGGGGCTAGCCGGATCGGTAAAAATCTCTACATCTTCGTTCCGCAGACGATCTAGCATCGCACTGCCCGAATTACCCTTGCGGTAAAGCGCTTTCGCCGTAGTCGCCATCAGTCCAAGTGTAGACGCGTTGACGACGAACAACGGCGAAAGTTGCATAGCGCCCATCACATGCGACATTCTGACACAGATTTGGCCTACCTGCTTCGTATTTCCTGAACGTGGGGGCGACCATGCCGTTCCGAGTTGCTGTTTGCGACCGCACATTCCCAAAACCTTTAGGCGAATCTCCTTAAGGATGAATGAGCAAAAAGCGGGCCGCCGGACTCCTTTGGCGCTTGGAAACTGCCTCTAGAGGTACGCACGGACCTAATACAAAGATGCCGCACTTTTCACGATGAAACCGTGGATGGTCAGCTCGGTCCCATCTGCGCCCGAATACCGGCCAGTTGCAATCATGTCCTTCCGCACGTCCTCGCACATTTCGAGGGTCCGCGTGAAGACGGCGCTATAAAGATCGCCGGTCACGCGGTGGGAGTCGATCCAGACCATTTGAACGCAGTGTTGGCTTGACTCGGCGCGCGCACCGTCCATAGGCTGCGCACCAATGTGGGCGGCTTGTTTGTGGTCGCCCTTTTTTAATCCCCAGAGATGCCCACAAGATCGCCCGGTCACCGGGCACCCGGCGTTCAAACCCACCTTGAGCGGCGCGCTTTGCGTGACCGCTCGCGATCGCCGTCGACCATCTATGGGCGTCGCTGGCAACGGCTGCGGCAAGCGTATCTGGCGCAAAATCCAGTGTGTCAGTGTGACGAGCAGTGTGGGCGTCTCGCCACTGTGGTTGACCATCGCAAGCCACACAATGGCGATCCTGCGCTGATCTATGACTGGGACAATCTGCAATCGATGACCAAGGCTTGCCACGATCGCAAGACAGCAGCGCGCGATGGTGGCTTTGGTAACCCGCTGCGATCTCACCACGAATGAGGACGAGATTATGAACACGCCCGAACCGCGTCATGACGAGCCCGGCCACCCGCACCCGGTCGGGGATCCGGTCGAGGAGGATGAGGACAAGCGTCCCGACCTCCCCGATGACAACGAGCACCAGGGCTGACCCCTATACCCCCCGGAAACTTTTTCCGGTGGTGGGTGTAGACCGCGCCCCAATCGATTTTTCGTCGTTCCGAAATGGCGAAAACTGAAACCTGGCCCGCCGACAAGGTCGAACGCTGGGCCGTCGCGCGCCTCGTGCCCTACGCCCGGAACGCGCGCAAACATGGCCCGACGCAGATCGCCGAGCTCGCCGACCTCATCCGCGAATTTGGCTGGACCGTGCCGGTTCTCGTCGACGAGACCGGACGCATCATCGCGGGTCATGGGCGCGTGCTCGCCGCGCAGCTGCTCGAATTGAAGGAAGTCCCCGTCATCGTCGCGCGCGACTGGACCGACGTGCAAAAACGCGCCTACGCGCTCGCTGACAACGAGATCGCGTCGCACTCGACATGGAACCGCGAACTGCTCCGCGTCGAGCTCGCCGATCTCGCATCGCAGGCCGTCGACCTCGCCTCGCTCGGCTTCACCACCGCGGACGCGAACCCGGACAACGCGCCGACCGGTGAGCTCCCCCAGGCGCTGCAACTCGCCCCCGCGCGCGAATATGCCGTGATCATGTGCGCCGACCTCGACGAGTGGGAACGCCTCAAGGTCGCGCTTCACCTCGCGCCCGTCCGCCGCGGTGGATACCGCAAGGGCTCGCAATTCGACGACGTCGGCACGCAACGTGTCGTCCGCGCCGCGGACGTGTTGAAGCTCGTCGAGAGGAAGGACGTCGCCGCGTGATCGTCGCCGTGCCCTCGAAAGGCCGCGCCGGATCAGTGAAGACGCAAAAGGTGCTGCCCTCGTGCCGGGTCTATGTGCCGAAACTCGAGGTCGCCGCCTACCGCAAGATGGGCACAAAACACGTCATCGCCGTGCCGGATGACGTCGTCGGCATCACCCGCACCCGCAATTGGATTTTGAAGCACTGCCGCGATCGCCGCGTGGTCATGATCGACGACGACGTGCGAACGCAGGGGTGGACCCAATTGCTGCCGAGGAACGCATACGATCAGCGCCTCGACGAGACGACCTGGCTCGCCGAGTTCGCCAAATTGTTCGATCTAACCGAGCAGTTGAATTACCGGATTTGGGGCGTTCGCACGGATGGCGCGACCCGCTCGTGCTACCCCTATCACCCCTTCCGTTTTCGCTCCTATGTGACCGCCTCGTGCATGGGCATCATCAACGACGGTCGGACCCTCTTCGACGAGAGCTATCCCGTCAAAGAAGATTACGAGCTCTGCGCCAGACTTATCAAAGAAGACGGCGGTGTGCTCTCCGCTCAATATTTGTATTGGGTCAACGAACACTGGACGACCAAAGGCGGGTGCGCGGACTACCGATCGCAGCAGATGGAACGCGAGTGCATCCGCCGCTTGCTGCGCGCCTATCCCGGCATGATCCGGGCGGTAGAGCGCGCCGGCTCGCAGTGGAATGTGGAGATTGCCGCCTGATGGCGACCCGCGGTCGACGTCCGAAACCGACGCTTCTCCACAAGATCGAGGGCACCTTTAACGAAACCAAGCACGGTCGCGATCGCACCGGCGAACCGCAACCCGAGGCCGATCTCGGTGCCGCACCGATCGACCTCACCGACGCCGAAACCGCGCTGTGGGATCACGCGATCGGCAGCGCCCCGAAAGGGATGCTCAAGGAAACCGACCGCCCCGCGATGATCGTGCTCGTCGAGGCCGGCGCCCGCCACAACGCCGCCCGCCTTGCGCAACATCTTCTCGACACCGACGCGCAATTGAAGCTCGTCGTCAAAGGCAAGAACGGCACCCTGGTCGAGTCGCCCTATAACCGCATCCTCGACAAGACCGCGAAAACGATCCTCACCGCGTGCGACCGCCTGGGGTTTGTGCCGACCGCGCGCCCGCGCATCCACCTCGACGCGAACACCGGCGACATCGTCGAGGGCAAAACCGATCCCTGGTCGATGCTGCGGGTGATCCGCGGCGGAAGAACCCCCGATGCATGACGATCCGACCGGCTTTGTCCGGGACGCGATCGACTACGCCGAGGATCTCGCCAACAAGCGCAAAGCCGCCAGCGAACACGCGCGCCTTGCCGCGGAGCGCTTCCTGCGCGATCACGACGAGACCTTGCGCCCCGGCTCGCAATACGAGTTTCGCCCGGACCTCGCCGCCGGCGCGATGCTGTTCGCCTCGTCGATGAAGAACATCAAGGGTCCCGTCGCGAACAAGCCGCTTTTGCTCATGGAATGGCAGAAGTTCGTGTTTGCGAACATCTTCGGTTTTGTCGAGCGCGGGACCACGACGCGCCGTTTTCGCCAGGGCGCGGTGTTCGTGCCCAAGGGGAACGGCAAGACGACCATCAGCGCGCCGCTCGCCATGTACATCACCTTTGGCGAAGACGAGGGCGGCGCGGAAGGCTACGCCGCCGCGGTGACCCGCGATCAGGCCCGTATCCTCTTCGAGGTCGCCCAGAACATGGTCCGCCGCTCCGACGAGATGCGCCGCGAATGGGGCGTCGGCGTCCTGACAAACTCGATTTTTCAGCGTGCCACCGCGTCGCGCTTTGTGCCGATCTCATCGGACGCGAAAGCGCTCGACGGGCTCAACGTCGCCGTCGCGGTTTGCGACGAGATCGGTTCACACCGCACCAGCGAGGTTTACGATGCTCTCATCACTGCGATGGGCAAGAGGCGTCAGCCGTTCCTCCTTTCGATCAGCACCGCAACCGGCAACACCGCCGGCATCGGTAAGACGATCTGGGACTACGGGCTGCGGGTTCTGCGCCAGGGTGCGCAAGATGATCGGCTTTTCGCCATCATCTACTCGATCGACGACGAGGACGACCCCTGGTCCGAAGAGACCTGGGTAAAGGCCAATCCGGGGTGGGGCCAATCGGTCCAGCCGGACGCGATCCGCGCGATCATGCGCCAAGCCCGCAACAACCCCGCGCAAGAAGCCGCCGCCCGGACCCGTCACCTCAACGTGTGGATCGGTGCCGACGAGCAACTGTTCTCGATGCGCGCCTGGCACGCCTGCGGCGATCCCCATCTGAGCCTCGACCAGTTCGAAGGGCAGCGCTGCCATCTCGCGCTCGACCTCGCGAGCAAGACCGACCTTGCCGCGCTCGCGATCGTCTTCCCCGATCACCGCGACGGCGAAACCACTTACACCGCCTTTTCGCGCTGCTACCTCAACGAGGCCGCGGTGATGGAGGCGCGCAACGCCAGCTATCCGGGGTGGGCCGCGGACCATCAGTTGATCGTGACGCCCGGCGACGAAACCGACTATGCCACGATTGAGGCCGACATCCTCGATCTCTGCGCGCGCTTCCGCGTCGAGTCCGTCGCCTACGATCCGTGGGGCTCGACGCAGATGGCGCAACGCCTCACCGAACAGCGGGTGCCGGTCGTCGAGTTCCGCGCCACGACGCAGAACTTTTCGGAACCGACCAAGGAGCTCGACGCCGCGATGCGCGCCGGGCGGCTGCGCCATGACGCCGGCGGTCCCTTGACCTGGTGCATCGGCAACGTCGTCGGCCATTACGACGCGCGGGACAACGTCTATCCGCGCAAGCCGCGCCCCGAGAACAAGATCGATTGCGCAACCGCGCTCATCATGGCGATCGCGCGCGTGCTCACCGACCCCGGCCCCTCGGTCTACACTAAGCGGGGCTTCCTCTCGATCTGATGGGCATCTGGTCCTGGCTGACGGGTCAGCCATCATCGCCGGAACCGCAAAGGCTAGAGCCGGCGATCGTCGCCTCGACGGGCGCGCCAGCGTCGAAGCAACCTGGGGATATCGTCGGCTCGCTCAACTCGATGGCGTTCCCGCAACCGCTGCTCTACGCGGCACTCGGCGGCTATGCCTCGAACACCGGGGTTCCGGTCACGCCCTTTACCGCGCTGCAATCCGCCGCGGTCTACGGGTGCACCAAATGCATCTCGGAGGACATCGCCGGCTTGCCGCTGCAGGTCCGTCGCCGCACCAGCGACGGCGGCTGGGTGATCGACCGCCAGCACATGCTGAACCGGCTGTTCCGCAGGCCGAACCGGTGGATGACCGCGCATCAGTTCTGGTCCTACGCGCTTACCGCGTATTGCCTGCGCGGGAACAGCTACATCGTCATTCAGCGCGACCGGACCGGGTCGCCGATTGAGCTCATCCCGGTGTCGCCCGATCGGGTGACGGTGAAGCTCTCCATCGTCGACGGCATGCCCTGGTATCTCGTCAATGCCCGCCAGATCGGCATCGGCGTGTGGGTCCCGCCGGAGGACATGATCCACATGAAAAACATGTCGGTCGACGGCTACCTCGGGCTGTCGCCGATCGCCTGCGCGCAAGACGTCGTCGGGCTCGCCCTCGCGGCGCAACAACACGGCGCGGTGCTGTTCCGCCAAGGGGGACAGGTCGCCGGCGTCTTCAAACATCCGGGCAAGATTGGCAAAGAGGCGACCGACAA